GTCGTCATCGTCTTCGCTCCATTCACCGAACCAACCCGGCCCGGTAACGACATCCTACGCATGTTGCGTGAGTTGTCAAGCATGGAGCGAATCTTTTTTGAGATCCGGTCTGTCAGACCGCTGTCGAGGGGTGTCGAAAGCTCCGGTTACGACATGCGTTTTTGAATGTTTCGGCTTGGTCGACCATCTGAAACGGCTTTGTGATGCCGTCTGTTGCGTTTGTCGCGCAAAGTCTTTAGACGAGCCTACCCTCACTTGATAAATATCAAGTGTCGTCATTTTTACCCCGGGGTACATGCTCCCCCTGCTTACGTGTACCGGTTGACCGATATGACGACGACACCTGCCCCGCGTAGCGGCTACAGGTGAAACGCGCCTTCGGAGCCTTCTGGGCTCGTCTGATCGTGCATAAGGCGGTACAGCGATGAAGCACCGGCAGCGCATTGGGATGCGCTCTTAGACCGGATTGGCGTGCGAGACGTCGGCTTCACAAGGAGCAGTCTACCACGCCGCCGCCAAAAAAAGAAAGCCCCCACGTGGGGGCTTTCCGCTGTCAAAGGCCGATATGACACCCGGTCACTGGATCAAAACAAGGGATTCAGAGGCCCGGCTCGAGGCGGTATAGAGCCAGCGCCCGAGCTCGCCTTTGTTTGCCAGCCACGCAATCCCGTCCAGGCTGACGACCACGCGGCGGGCCTGCGACCCTTGCGCCTTGTGGCATGTCATGGCGTACCCGTAGTCCAGCAAGACGCACGACTGCGGGGCGTCTCGCGTTCCCATGGTCCGCTCGGCACCGAACTGGTCGCGGGGCACTGAAGCGGCTGTCATGTCGACCCGCAGCATGCCCCCGCCACGATCAACCACCGACTGCAGCACCATCCGATGCCCGTTCATCAAGCCCGAGCTGTGGTGGTTGCGCAGACAAATGGCCAAATCCCCAGCTTCCGGGCCTGCCTCGGCCCTCCCCAATGAACGGCGCGCGATTTTGTTGAGCTTGGCGCGCTCGGCGTTGGTGGATGTGATCATCATCCCGTCCGTCATGTCCGGGAGCTCGTAGACCCACCGACACATTTCCTCGCCTTGCGCGCGCGCCTTGATGCGCGTCAGATGCAACCGGGGATCTGTCGACTCTTGCGCGAACCGCAGCGCTTGCGACACGCCCACTTCGCGCACCAGGCGCCCGAACTCGATCACGGGGTTGTCGGCCGCTTGCCGGTGGATTTTCTCGAGGCGCCATGTCGGGTCTGCGACGAGGCCAGCCGACTCACCAACGGCGGGGAGCTGCCCATGGTCGCCCACCGCGAGGAAGTAGGCGCCAGAGCAGGCAATCTGCAGATCACGCCAGACATCGGCAGTCACCATGCTGGCCTCGTCGATCACCACGATCGGGGCTGTGATCTCCTTCCCGTGTCGGGTCCAGTGCAGATCTCCCTCTTTCTCCTTCGGGGGGTCGTAGATGGCTTTGTGAATCGTCATCACGTCGGCGTTGACGCCAGCCGCCGCCATCTGGTCCCGCAGAACCAGTGACGCCTTGCCAGTGGGAGAGACAAACAGCACGCGGGTGCCGTTGTCTTGCCACTCCTTCGCCAGCATCGAGACGCAGAACGTCTTGCCGCACCCGGCATAGCCGGCGAGCGATGCCACCTGTCCCGATGGTTTGGTGGCAATCCATCGACGAATCCCATCGACGGCGCGCTGTTGGTCTTCACTCAGGGTCTTCATGCTTCTTCTTTCTTGGCCGCTGTGGCCTGCTTCGGCGCAAGGTGCGCCATGTTGGCTCCGAGCTGGTCTGTGTCTCGGAGGAAAATCAAAACGTCGTCGAGGTCGGCGCGTTTCATGTTGGCCGCTCGCATCAAGTCACGCTTCGTCGGGTTGACGCCGGTCCCGATGACTCGAGACATCGCGCGACGCACCTTCCCGACCTGCTGCTCCCACTTGTCCCCGTTGGTGTGCATCGTCATCGACGCTGCGATGACGTCGGCGCTGTACTCGGCAATCTCACACGCAAGCTCAACGTGTGCGAGCCCGATCTGTGGGTAGGCCGGCCCCTCGCATGTGGCGTCGGCGAGTGCCAGCGCAATCCGCTTTGCGTGCTCTGTCTGACGCCCCAACAAGCCCTCGAGGTTGTCAGACTTCTCCTTGCGTCGCGCATCATCCTTGCGTTCGCGGAACGCCTCGAGATGTGTGCGCGCGTCGTCGTCGGCCTTGACTTCGTCGGACCGATAGAACGTGGTTTCTTCCCCGAGCGGTCCTTTGACGTCGGAGATCGGCAACGTGGCTTTCCATGCCGCCCACCGACGGCGCCGCTCGCCAACGCCTGCGATCAAGGTTTGCGACGCTGGCTCACGCTTCTGTGCTCGGTTGTACCGAGGGAGCACCGACGCCGCCCCGAACCACAGATGCCGACCAAGAAACCCATCACGCGCCGCCATGGGACCGATGGCATCATGCAACGCCTCAGGCGTCGTCGAGGTGTAGAGGCAGAGTCCAGGGGCTTGCATCTGTCGATCGGCGCCCCCGCCGCTGCGGGGGGTCGCAAATGTCACCGTCGAGGTGTTGCACGTCGAGAGACGCAGCAGCGTCGGACGCAGCGCGCCTTGCGCAATGTTTTTCTCGTTCATCATCAGCTTGAGCTGTGGGCCGTACTCGTCGACGACGTAGAGCAGCCCATGGTCAAGCATCGTCGCCGTGCCGATGCGGTCCAGAAACGACGCGGTGGTGCTGAAGTCGCCGGGGCCAACGATGTCAGGCCACCCACCAGCGCGCAGTGCTTCCTCGACGAACGCTTGCGGGGCGCCCTTGCCCGATGCCGTGGGGGCCACGACGCAGTAGATCGACGTCGTCGTTAGCCCATCAAACGACAGACGGCGCATCGTCAGCGAGGCACACAGCGCCAGCCCGCTGGCCAGCATGATGCCCGGCTGTCGGTAGTCCACTCGCTTCTCGAGGTCGGAAGCGAACGCCGCAGGGATGCCGGGAAGCGCAGCGAACGCCGCCCACAAGCGCTCTGCCTTCTCGTCTTGCGTCTCCTTCTTGCCCTCCCCCTGGATGACGCGAAGTGCCGGGGGCTCGTCGTCAAAGGTGACACCAGCCGCCAACATCATGGCGTCCACTTCTTCGTCGGACATGATCGGGCGATCGTCATCATAGACGCGCACCGGGTCCGGGTACATCGGCGACGATGCACCTTTGCGCAGCCCGCTTTCAATCAGCTTCTCTGCCGCCGTCAGCGACTTGATCTTGAGCCCTGCTCCCATCCATGACTGCAGCACCCCGCGCAGCGCCTGACGAGCCACGTCAACGCTCACAGCGTGAGGTGTGAGGCCACCAGCACACCACGACATGTTTCGCAGCAGGTGGTGCTTCTCCCCGTCTTGGGCCTTCGCCAGTCTTGCCACGATCCCGTCGAGGGTCGCCTGTCCCCAGTGTTCGACGTGGCCTTCAGCGGTCTGCGCCTCGCGCTTGGTGCTGGCTTTGAGCGCGAGCTCGCGTCGGTTGGCTTCAATGCTGGCGCGGGCATCCTCGACGAACACCGACGGGTCCAACAACTCGCCAGCAAACGAGCGCCACTGTGGGGGGATGTTGTGCCTCCAGCCGTTGGCATCCCCGACGACAAACGGAGCCCGAGGGTAGAAGTGTAGGCGCCCCTCGTCGTGGGTGCTGCGGTCATTCATCCCCCCGCAGAACGACTCATTGAGGCGCGACCACACAGCAGGCCACAGGCCCGGTTCTACCATGACCGGATCGGCGAAAGGGATGACGACGCGCCAGCATTCCCCCTCGGTTTTCCATCCGTGTCCCCATGTCGTCCACGCCCAGTGCCGCACATTGTCGGCCTCGAGGCCAGCAAAGAGCCCCTCGACGAACTCGTGAGGAATCCCATCGAGGTCAACGACGTAGGCCGTCACAGACTCGACGTTGACCTTTTTGCGCTGCGTCCCCTCGCGGTACTTGACCGGAGAGAAGCATGGGCCTTCCTTCTTCACTTCGTTCCACGCCGTCTCACTCATTGACGGATTGTCGCGCACCACGTTTTCGACGCGGTGACGAACAAGCGCAGCGACAGCGTAGGTGTGACACATGCCCTCGAACTCGTCGACGCTGTAGTCCCGCCCCTTTGGGTCTTTGTCGAGGGCGTTCACGAAATCACACACAAACATTGGTCACCTCAGAAGGGAAGGTCGTCATCATCGCCCCACGTCGGGGCAGCGTCCACTGAAGGAGCTTCGTCGTCGTCATCCTGGCCAGATTCACGAGGCGCGTCTTGAATCAGCTTGACGACGCGCGTGAACTCTCCATCTGGCTCCACCACAATCGAGCGAATCCGGGGAAGTTCTTTCGTGTTCAGCCGCTTGACCGCTTCGTCGACATCGACGGGAATCGGTGAAGACTTCACGTTTTTCTGCCACCACTGCGTCCACTTCCGATGCGGGAACGTGCCCGGCTCGTGCTCCACACACAGCCACTCGGACGCGATCTTGGCCCCGATGTGGTTGCTGGTGTCTGGCTCAAAGTAGTCGACCCGCACCGTCCGTGGAGAACCTTCGTCAGCCTTCTTCCGGTGGATCTGGATCGTGTAGCTCCCCACATCGTGCGTGGTTCGCTTCTGCGGGATCTTGAGCGACAGCACCGGCAGATACGATGCGGCCTTGTTCGCCTTGCGTTCTGGTGGTGGGAACATGTGCCCACAATGCGGACACTCACGAACCGCCGTCGGCACGTCGGCGCAACACGTCGGACACTCTTTCACCGGCGCCGTCTGGTCGCCATCTTCGCGCGCGCGCTTCTCCTTCACGCGGATGGCATCGACAGGACCATGGCGCGCGATGTTGGCCCCGTAGTCAAGTACGAGGCAGTCCATCTTGCCGGGTGCTGTGCGCATCCCGCGCCCGATGATTTGGACGTAGAGCGCTGTTGACTGCGTCGGGCGAACCAGCGCCACGACGTCGACAGCCGGAACGTTGAATCCGGTTGTCAGCACATCACACGATGTGAGCGCGCGGATCTCGCCGGCCTTGAACGCCGCGATGATGGCGCGCCTGGCTGGCCGGTCCATCGTCCCGTCGATCATCTCGGTAGGTACCCCGCGCATGCGCAGCGTGTTGCGCATCATCGCCGCGTGCGAGACAGAAACCCCGTAGACAAGCGCCAGCCTGCGACCCGCTTGCAATGCCGCCGCCACGTCGTCGGCAACGTGGTCTGTGATCTCCTGAACGTTTGCGGCGAGCTCGAGGTCACGCGCGGCAAACTCGCCTGCGCGTGTTGCCACTTGCGATGTGTCGATTGATGCCGTTGGGCTGCCTGTCACCAGCGGGGACAGAAACCCCTGTTCAATGAGCGCGCGCACGCTGACGCGGTAAGGGATTGCAGAGAACAGCGCCGAATCACCCGAGGTGACGTAGCCCTGCCCCAGACGGTAGGGCGTGGCCGTGTACCCAATCAGGCGCATGTCCGGGTTGATCTTGCGCAGCCCGTCGATCAGGCGCCAATACTGCGTTCCCTCGTCGGCGTTCACAAGGTGCGCTTCGTCAATGATCATCACGTCGCGATGCCCGAACTTGACCGCGTTGCGGTAGGCGGATTGCACGCCAGCGATCACGACGCGGCTGTGCCATTCACGGCGATTCAGGCCCGCGCTGTAGATCCCGATCGGAGCCTGTGGCCACACCTCGCGCATGTCTGCAGCATCTTGCTCGATGAGTTCACTGCGGTGCGTTGCCACGATCACGCGCGCGTCGTGATCCTCGACAAGCCGCTTTGCAGTCCATCCGATGATGGCCGACTTTCCCCCGCCCGTCGGCACCTCGACACACGGGGACGCCAGATCTGGCAAACCCTCGCGCATCCAGTAGGTGAAGGGGGCCTCGATTGCTTCTGTTTGATACCAGCGTTGTTCCATGCCCTAGACGTACCGACGCGCACCGCATGCGTCAAGAAAAATACTTGACACGCATGCGCGCGCTCGCTAGAACGTCCGGCATGGGAATCACAATCACGACACTCGACGAGGCAATCGGGGACAGCGATCCGAAGATCATCATCTACTCTGACGCTGGCGTCGGAAAGACGACCATGGCCGGCACGCTGCCCGGTCGTGTGCTCATCCTGTCTGCAGAGGATGGGTTGCGCTCACTGAAGCTGTTTCCGGCATCCGAGCGCAAGCGCATCAGCGTTGCTGAGGTGAAGGACACTGACGATCTGAAGGACGCGTACAGCAAGCTGCAGAGCGGCGCGATCAAGTACGACTGGGTCGTTGTCGACTCGATCAGCGAGATCGCAGAGATGATGCTGCGCGATGCGAAGAAGAAAAACAAGGACGCTCGGCAGTCCTACACCAAGACAGAAGACCACGTCGTCGAGATGCTGACGGACTTTCGGGGGCTTTCGTGTGGGGTGCTGTTCATCGCGAAGGAGCACGTCATCAAGCGCCAGATTGGAGAGACCGAGGTCGACTATTACAACCTGTTTTTGCCAGGGCAGCGTTTGACGACGAACGTTCCCCATCTCGTCGACAATGTGTGGCGGCTGATTGCCAAAGGCGAGAAGCGCTACATCATCACGAAGGCCGACGGGAGATCTCGAGCGAAGTCGCGCGATGGGCTGGACGCCATGATCGACGTGTCCGATGGTCTTGGCGCCGTCGTCGAGATGATGCGCGCACCACCCGACGAGGAAACCTGAAACGCCCACCCGAGCGCATCGGGTCCAGCCTCACGCGAGAGATAGGCGCTCGCAAAACAAACAGAACGAGACGAACAAATGAGCTGGAACGACAACGAAACTGACGACCTTGACCTTGGCTTCGACATGGATGCGACGGAAGCGGAAACGCCGATGTCGTTTGAGCTGCTGAAGCGCGGGGACTACCCGGCGATTATCACCGGGTGCGAACCGAAGGCGGGCAAGCGCGAGGGTAGCCGCTACGTTAAAATGGAAGTGACCATCATCGCTGGCGTCGGCAAGAGCCGCAAAATCTGGGGCAACTTCACGACGCACAACATCCCGAAGGACAACAGCTCAGACTCAGCGAAGAAGGCAGCTGATGCCGTGCGCATCGGCCGTGGCCAGGTCAAAGCGGCGTTCTTGGCTGCCGGTGTGACCGGGTCGTCACCGATTGACCTTGTGGCGGCGCAGCAGCCGATCGTGGTCGCCGTGGGCGTCGAGAAGGGCAATGACGACTACCCCGACGACAAGAACACGATCAAGGGGTTCAAGGCCATGACGCCGGAACAGATGGCGTCTCTTGAGTCTGGCGACGAGCCCGCACCTGCTGCAGCGCCGAAAGCTGCCACACCAGCGAAGGCGTCAACGCGGCCTTCGTTCCTGAAGAAGTGAGAGAGACATGATCGTTTGGCAGAGACGCGACGGCACACGGATTGAACTCGACGGGGGGCGCTTGCGCTCGCTGCGCGAAAGCAACGGATGGTCACAGCGGACTGTCGCTGCCGACATCGGCTGCACATCGGCTGCAGTCTCGACGTGGGAGACAGAACTGTGCTGTCCGTCTCTGCCTCAGATTTCCAGGCTTTATCGGATCTACGGGGACGCGCTGGCAGAAAGCGGCGCCGTCGTCGTCACCTCAACAAGAGACCTTGCATGAAAAGCAACAAACGCATCCTCGCAACCGTCTACGTCGACG